ATTTCGGATATCGGTTTATTGATACCGCAAGTAAAACAGTTGACCGTCATCCCGTCTGCTGAGTAGTTCCAGCGAATATATTTTGAAAACTCAGCGTCTAGCATTTTTTTGAGTTTTGGGATTGTTTTTTTCTCGAGCGGTATCCGTTTCATGCCAGGTCATCCCTTACCAAAATCAAGTTTAAGTCTGTAGACGCCCAGGCTTCCATCAACGCCAACAGACCCGCCATCGATATAAAATCACGTTTCAGTTCAGGAACGGTCAGTTCAGCTTCAATCAACTTGTATTTGTGTGATCGCATAGCTATTTTCTCGCCAAGCAATTCGGTTGTATTGCCGAGCTTTAACAGTACAAGCTCTTTTACCATGTCTTCACTGACCTTAGAGCCACCCTCTTTCAAGTGATCACTGATGATCCGGCACCATTTGTGAAAACATTTGTTTTGCGGATCGGACCTCATTTCGTTATCTGCTCCCGAATCCACATCGCCAGGGCCAGTTCTTCAGGCGAGTACCAGATGTCCCAGCTACGCTCCATGCTCTGCCTTTAACCTGTATTCAAATAGACCGCCGCTCACTCTCCGCTTTCTTATGTCGTGATCACCGAACTTCTGTTTTCGCAAATCACGCAACCTCGCGCTGATAGACCCCTGTGGATAACCTGTGTCTGCCTCAATCCCCGACAAGGTGCGCCAGTTACCGTCTTTCATCAGATTGTGGACGTTCCTTAATTGTCCAGTAAGCCTGGACTCGTCTAAGATAGGGTCGTATGTTTGCCCGTCAAAATTCGCGGCAGGTGGGTCCATGCGACCACAGGCCGGGCATTCATCGTGAATAACATCACTGTAACCATGTCCTTTATCGCATCTGATCATCTTGACACCTGCTTATAAAGCGACCATTCCTCATCAAACAGCCTGTAGAGCTTTTGCCATTGCGCCTGGTGATCGTCCAAGCTGGCAGAAACGGGAACTGCAACGGATCTTGCAACGTCCGTGTATTTAAATTCCCCTGCGTACAGAATCTTTGCGTTTCCAATTAGCGGCTCTCCAGACTTGAGCTTTGCTCCGTGGCAAACTCTTGAGCGATACGCTTGTATAGTTGCAAACCTTGCCTCACCGCGCTCAGTCACATCGCTACCCTCAACTTTTCAACGATTTGTTTTGTGGTTTTGCCGTGGGTAGCTATTTTGTGAACCTTGCACAGCTTCATCAGCTCGCCGTCGGTGAGCTCAAACAAGTTTTGCTTCTTTTCTTTCTTCTTCCCTCGGGCCTCATCCATCACTGCCCAATTCCTCGCGTTACGACACCAGGTGATGAAACCGCTTTGAGGGTTTACCTTTACCCCCTGCCCAACCTTGTCTTCCAGGTAAGTTTGATAATGGCTCAGAATCTCATCGGTATAAGTGATCCCTGATAACTCCATTCTCGTTTTTGTCGAGTCTGAAGGGACAAACGTATTTATATTATTATTGGTTAATGATTGGTTAATGATAGGTTCAGCACTTTTAGCTAGGATTGACGCGGCCTGTGGCGATTCGCGTGTCACCCCCCCCTGACATGGGTGACACCCCCCCCTGACACCCATGTCACCCCTGTCAGATTGACGGGGGTCACTATCGTTAACGGACGTTAAGATACGTTGTGATACGTTAATGGACGTTGAAACGCGGTAAATGTTAGCCCGACCAGGCTTAACCTCGACAGATAGCATTCCCTGATTTTGCAACGACCTAATTGACCGTTGAACCGTCCGGACCGAACACATCGCGTGTTCTGACAGATAATCTACGCTGGGCCACCCGATCCCCGTTTCTGTTGAAATACAATCCGCGATCAACACCAGAACTAGCTTTTCCGTTGCTGTCTCTGTTGTAGCCTTAATTGCCCAGGCTGCGGCTTCAAAGCTCATGCGGCAGCCTCAAACAAAACAGTGTGCTTCTGGCGAGTGACCTTTGATATGTTACCGGTAGCCACATCGAACTCCACATAACACAACGTCGCAGGATCGTTCAGCCAGTTAGTCACGTTCTGATGTGATGTTCCGATCGCTTTAGAAAAGCGATAAACGCTAATCGTTTCCAGTCGAAGGTAGTCTTTTAACGGTCGTATCATGTCTTACTCCTAGTTACAAAAACACGTTACAGCATCCTAAATATATTTACAAATGGTGTTGCAAAGTTTATTTACCCCGTATAATATTTAACTCAGCACTACAACAACCACGAAAAGGAAACGATATGAACGAACAACTCCACGCCGAAGCACTTACAAACTTCCTTAAAAGCCTGGGCTTTGACATCGACCTCCAGGCACATCACTTCAATGAAGATGCTGACCCAGCAGTAGTTGGTGAAGCATTCATGGAAGCCTACCGCCTCAACTTTGAGGAATACCACGGCGAAGACTGGATTGATGCGCGGGTTCCGGTTTACCGGGCTTGCGACATTGAAGATTCACTGTTAGCCAAAGCAATGGGCTTGCCTTTATTTCCAACTATTGAGCGAGGAAAATAAATGTATTTGTATCACGGAATTTACTACATCAACCGGCAAGCAATGATTGCTGCCGTTCGCGAAGATATCAACGAGAGGAAAAACGCATGAAAATAAGCGAACAGATAAACGAGATCGCAGAAGCACTAGCTGCTGCCCAAGGTGAGATTCTGAACCCCAATAAATCTGCTGAGAACCCATTCTTTAAATCAAAGTATGCTGATCTAGCAGAGGTCTTGAGAGTGGTACGCCCAGCATTCTCAAAGCATGGCCTGAGCGTCGTTCAGATGCCCTACGGCAGCGATGATGGGGGAATAGGTGTTACGACCATGATCTCCCATAAGTCTGGTCAGTGGATGCAGGGATCGCTTGAATTGCCGTTACAAGTAGCCAAGAACGTCAATCAAGACGCGGGAAGTGCGATAACGTACATGCGCCGATACGCTCTTGCAGCCGCATGTGGAGTTGCCCAGGAGGATTTAGATAGTAATCTTGGTGACTCAGAAGAAAACAATACCGGAAAAGTTGTTAATCTAAAGGTGATCAGCAAGGCAAAGGCGGCTGAGATTACCGGCCTGGTCGATGAAACAGGGTCTGATCTAGTTGGATTCCTTAACTTCTGCCACGCGGAGTCTGTTGAAACCATCCCAGCGAACAAGTACGAAACAGCTCGCGATGCGCTTATCGCGAAACGGGAAAAGCAAAATGCAAGTTAACGACATGAAACAGGGATCCCTCGAATGGCATGAGCATCGAGCTAAGTATCGTAACGCCAGCGAAGCGTCAATCATCATGGACTGCGCTCCAGCGTACTGGAAGACCAGCAAGCGGATCCTGTGGGAGCAAAAGCAGGGTCTTCGAGGGTCCACTGTCGATGAAAACAATCCTGCGATTATGCATGGTAATAATATGGAAGCGGCTGCGCTGGCTTGTTTAAACAAACAGATTGGCTCGAACATGAAACCGGCGGTCTTTGTCGAGGGCAAGTACAGTGCCAGCCTAGACGGGTACGGCGCTGATGCTCAAGGTCGATTGATCAAGGCTGAGATCAAATGCCCGTGGAAAGCAGAGACATCTCAGGTCTGGAAGATGGCGGCTGATGGTGAGATCGCTGAGTATTACCGTTGGCAGATGATCCATCAGGACTACTGTGCGCCCACGGAGCAGAGCTTTTTCTTTGTCTACATTAGTGACGAAAAGAACATCCTAATACCGCACCTGTCGCCAGAAGAAGACACTGCGGCTCTACTCGCGGCTTGGGATAAGTTCTCAGCAGAAGAGCCAGAGCCTGATTATATTACACTTGAAGATGAACAGATGCGCGTTTGGGTTTCTGACCACAAAGATTTGCTAAAGCAAAAAGTGCATTTAGAGGCTAAGATTGAGCAAGTAGCCGCATCAATGAAAGATCGGGCCGGTGATAAAAACGTCATCGCCTTTGGATGCAAGATTCAGACTATTAAAAAGAAAGGTTCTGTCAATTACAAGACAGTTCCTCAATTGGAAAGTATCGACCTTGAAAGCTACCGCAGACCAGGTACATCGTACAAAAAAATCACCCACGAAAAGGAATAGTTATGATACTGATTACAGCAACAGGAAATGTAGGACGCGCAGAGACTCGCAGTATGCCGAACGGCGACAAGGTGACCAACTTTAGCGTTGCGTCCAATAGGAAAATTAAAGGCGAGGAAAAGACGACCTGGCTTAACTGTGTCGCTTTTGGCGGTCTAGCCGAGATGCTGGAGCGCCACCTTACAAAAGGCACAAAGGTTTTTGTTACGGGCGATTACGATCACCGCGAGTGGGAAAAGGACGGCGTTAAGCAGCACCGCGTGGAGTGCCGCGTAGATAAATTTGAGTTTATCGGCAGCAAGCAGGACACAAGCAACAAATTTGAAAGCAAGCCAGAAAGTCGCCAAAACGATTTTGAAGATGATGAGTTGCCCTTTTGAACAAAGACACTAGAAAGAAAAAAAGCGAATGCACCCCAGAGGAATGGGCGGCAGTGTCTGCTGCCCGGCGACAAAGCCAGTACACCAGTCACAGAAATCTGGGAAAGGAGGCTAACGCCTGGCTGCAAAAACCCTGGAAGCCAAGCAAAAAATGACTGACCCGCACATTATCCATCTGCTTGCTTTGCTTGTCTGGACAATAATATTGAGTGTCGGAATATTTATCATCACAAGACGATGAATAATAGATACCCTCAACAAATTTGTGCTGCGGCCATTACCTATCTTTATTCAGACATTGCAATCGGCGTTGCTGCGCTGATTCCTATGCCTTGCATGTACGGCGATAAAAGATCATCGTAGTCTGCTCCTAGAGCTTTTCTGACCCCGCTACCATTTAAAATGTTTCTTATTTGTTTTTCTGTGTAGCCTTGTTTCAACAAAATGCTGCCGATCTGATTAATCGTATCTGCCGAGGGCTTCTGTCTAGTTAACGCATTAACTACTTTGCCAACTATGCTGCCAGCATTAGCGTTTGTAAGATCACGCACCAAACCAGGGTCAATTGATTCTTGTAACGCTTCATCAAACTTCTTTTGCATCATTGTTGTTGAATTGCCCGCAACGCCTTGACGAGTCTTTTCAAACTCTTCTTCAATATCTAATCGGTTCAAAAAGTTGTCTGTTTTGTCTCCCAGAACTAGCCGCACTTTATCTTGGTAATCTGCGCTGTTTCTGAATACTCGCGTTTTATCTGCGACCGTGGATTTGTTCATCATTTTGGCAATTGCGTCAATTGCACCAACTTGAAAGGATTCAAACTCGCCGTCCGTAAAATCTCCCAAAATTCGCTTTAACTCTTCTGGCTCATACTTGTTTTGTAAAAAACCACGGCCTAGCTTTACAGCATCTTGTAAACTGCTTTCGTCAGAAAATATCTTGTTTGCTTTTCCGTAAGCTGGGTTTTGGTCAACCATAGACCCAAGCAGAGCATTTTTTTGTTTGGTTAAAACTCTAGCAACATTGTTTTCACCGCTTCTATTGGCAAGGTTAATTTGATCGTCTAAACCCTCTTTAGCAGCTTTCAAAACTTCAAACCGCCTTTGTGGAGTCATGTCATCAAACGCCGTTCCCCCGGCTTTACTTTTATCAACAGTTGGTCTTTTTAACGGAGGCAAACCCTCTGCTCTTAACATTTTGTTTGCCCCTTTGAATACATTGCTGTTGGATAACAACGGTTTAATCATTGGAGTAATTTCTATGCCTTTCTCTAAAGCCTCTGCGTACAACGGCGCAGATTGTTCTGATCTACGTTTAATAATATCGTCTTGCAAAGATAAGAACGACTGTTTAGCACCTGTAACAAATTCATCAACTTCTTTACCCGTCTGCCCTGCAACATCCTCTCTTACTCCTTGCAACAAACGCTCACGCTGTTGGGCGTTGCGGCTGTCAACTAAATCGAGTCCCTGCTGCCTAACTTTGCCTGGGCTATTCATTGTTGCTCTAGCCGTTTGCCTAAAAACATCAGCGGTGTCAGCAATTGTTGCCTCTGGGCCTAGCTTTTTCATTCTGGAAATAACGTCACTTGGCTGAATTTCACCAGCATCCGCCATTTCTCTTATAACTCTTAAAGCGTCTTGTTTTGGAGAAGATTCTGCAATTTTTGCCACTCTGTCAGCAACAGACCCTGCAACCCGACCAAGGACATTTGTAAATCCCGCGCCTAATGGAGCAGCTACAGCCCCGGCGATAGCACCCTCTGTTGCGCCTTGCAATCTTTGATCTTGATCTGCTGTACCAGCACCATAGACGCCGCCTTCAACAGCCCCTAATCCTGATATAGCTCCAACTTTTGAAAGCCTTGGTGCGTTTCTAATAGCTTGTGAAGCCAATACTCTGCCAGCACCCATTCCGCCGGTAGCAAGACCGCCAGCAATTTCTAAAGCCAAAGATTCATAAGGGTTATCTTTTTCAAACCTTTCACTATCTTGTTGTTTTCGAGAATGCGTTTGATCGTATATTTCACCAAAAGACTTGTCAGAAGTGGCTGATTTTACGAGAGCCGCTATTCCGCTAGTAATTTCATCGCCAAAGCCAAAAGTTAAACCTTGACCAATTTTACCAGCACGCTCTGCGTTTTCGTTGTAATCATCGCCAAAAAAACCGCCCGTTTGTGCTGGCTGTTCAAATATACGTTTAGCATCGTTTTGCGTAGGCGGCTGTTCGCTTTCAACTTTTATTTTTCGGCCTGTTGCTGGGTCTTCTAATTCATAGATAGGCATTATTTTTACTCAACTATTTTTATTGTAAAACCGCCTTCGCTAGTTATTTCGTTTTCATCACTACTAGCAAGATTGTGGTAGTTTGCGCCTTCCCTAACAGGAATTTTAGCGTCTTGTTTGCCTAACGAGTTTTCTAATTTTGTTCTTATTTTAGATAGCTCTCGTATATAGGCTTCTTCTGAACCAACAAGGTTTAAAGTACCCGTACCAATAGCAATCAACATTTTGATGTCATTATCAGACAACACGCCTTTCATTAGACCAAAATTGTCTTTGCTTAACCTAGCTTGCAGCTTCGCATGAGCGTTATCAAAATCTGCTGAACCTTCACGCATGGAAGGAATGCGACCAGCCATCGATCCAACTGCACTCATTAATCCTGCACCTACGCTATTTTGATCTAGCATGTCTAGAACTAAGTCGTGCGTTTCTAAAACAAAATCAACTTTTTCTTGGCTTGAAGACGTTTCTCCAGTTATCTGTTGTCGAACAAACTCTTTAGCCTCGTCGTCTTCTAAACCTAAAAACGCTGCGGTTTGTTTTGCTTCTGCTACTGCTGTAGCCTCTTTTGGCAGTTTGTTCTGCTTGGCTTGCAGTGTTTTAGCTTCTAAATCAAGTTTTCTAAACTCAGCATCGGGCGTAGTGGGGTCTTGATATTTCGATCGTTTATCTTCTGACAGTAAAGACATAGCATCTATATCCTTTTGCGACAACTCTCTTGGGTTCGCCCCAAAAAGGTTTACGCCTGACTGTTGCCCTTGAGGAGTTACAGGAACTTGGCTTTGAGGAGTTACAGGAACTTCACTTTGAGATGCCCCGCCTATTTGCTGCCTAGTGTTTGGGTCTAGTGTGCGTATTTGCGTTTTATTTCCTGTTGTTGTTTTTTCAACAATAACTTGTTGGCCGTTAGGTAAAGTGCCGTAGCTTTCTTCAACTTTTGGCTGGCTTGCGAAAATGTTTGTTTGTGAGGCGTTATTTGGTGTTGTTGTTTCACTGTCTTGCGTTTGCGACGATTGCAACAATTGACCAGAGTTAGGATCTCGTATTTCAAAATACGAACCTTTTGGCGTTGTTATTGTTCTTTTAATGTACTTTTTGCCGCCTAAATCTATTAGGTCATCTGAAGAGGTTTGACTTGACCCAACTCCACTCATATCAAAGTAATCAATCTTTTCTTTGGGCATTTCAAAGCTCATTCGTTCTCTAGCTTTTTCCAGCTCCGCTTGATTAGTTGGGACATACGGCGCTCTTCCAAAATCCTTCGCTCCCGCAAAAGTTGGACTAGCCAACTCCTGTTCAGCAACAGACTTCTCGGCTATACGTTCCTGTCTTCCCAGGCGACCCTTGTTAATTAGGCCGCCCAATACATTGCCGATGGATCCGCCCAGATCGCCGTAGGGATCCTTGCCCTCATGCCCTTGTAAAACTTGCGGGCCTTGGCTGGTCATCACAGTACGGCGACCAAACCGATCTTCCTGATACGGAATTTCAGTGACTGTGCCGTCAGCGTTGACTACTTTTTGCATTCCCTCGGTGGGCGCATTCAACTGTTTCCCAGCGTTGGCATGGGCCATTATTCGTGCAAGCTGATTAGAAATAGCCATTTTAATATCCTAATGTCTTTTTAAGAATGTTGTATCCACTGTTAACCAGGCCAGTGTTTCTTTGTCTTTTGTTTAATTGCTCTCCAGCACTTATTTCACCCAACTGCTGGTATATGGGCAGTCCATTAGTAGCAAATGCGTCTGTATTGCCAGTAAGCCCTGACGCACCCGCGAGTCCAATATCGACCAAAGGCGTCATCTCGTTATAGAGTTGAGTCTCTCGGGCAAGCGCATCAGTGTTAGCAAAGCGAGACATATCATATTGCTGCCCAAGATTTTTTTGCTCAGAGTTAAATCGCGCAAGTTCTCCCTCCAGAAACATATCGTCTGCGGCAGTTTGAGCATCAGAAACCATCCCGTACCGCTGTATGTCCCTTCCAAAATCGTCTTGTCCAGACCCTAGAAGCTGGGTATAAAATTGCTGGTCTGCCGTGAGCTGCGAGGCATCTTGAGTTCTTCCTATATCTGCCATATCTCCTGCATATTGCGAGGCAATACCAATCGCCCGATTCTGCAACTCATCTAACGTGCCGCCCGAGTTTAAGCGTCCTTGTGCCGCAGCCGTGGATTCTATTGCCCTCATCCCCTCGTCCTGCAAAAACCTCAACGCAGGGTCTTCAGGATTGAATGGATCAATTTGATTCACCTGCGTATCAATTGCGCCTGGTGCCGACCCAGGGTCTAACCCCATCAAAAGGTCTGCGACATTGATTTGATTGGTTCCGCTCGGATCAATTGTCGTAACTTCTTGTATCAGAGGTTTTACATCAATTTCGGGCTGAATCTTGTACTCATCGCCAAGATCACGATTAACCAAATCACGCAGTTGATTAATCTGGAAATCCACCCGTTCATTGTCTTCAATGATATTTCCAAATTCATCTTCGACCGGTAGCCCTAAATTTCTGAAAAGCTGGAACGTGTCCTGCCGCCCCATTAGCTCGCGCAGAAACTCTAGTTGTTTTTCTGATGCTTTTTCTTCTGCGTCTACAGCGTATTTCTGAGCTAAATAATCTTGAATTGCCGCGCCTTCGACGTCAGGAGCCTCATCGCCCATAAAAGTATTAGACAGGGTCGTTAGAATATCGCCGAGAATATTTGACCCGCCAGTTGCCTCGCCTCCAGTTGCCTCACCTCCAGCGCCTCCAGCTGCCTCACCACCAGCACCACCAGCACCACCAGCACCACCAGCCGCATCTACATCGCCGGTCGTAACAGCGCCGGTCGTAACATCGACAGGACCAGTCGTAACATCAGTCGTAACGGGGCCAGTCGTAACTGTCTGAGGACCAGTCGTAACATCAACATCACTGATGGCATCGCCGGTCTTAACATCTCCCACTGTTGCAGCCGAGGATACATCTTCAATAGATGCGCCTGTGAGATCCCCCACTGTTGCTGTGCTGCCTTCTATGTCACCGACAACATCACTCAAATTGACATCGCCGGATCTTACATCACCTACTTGCGCTGTTTGGTCACCAATTGTGGCTATGTAGTCTCCAATCGCATTGGATAACTCAGGTGATATTGTTGTATCACCAGCGTCAATAAGAATTTCATTGACGATATCACTGATGACATCGCCCGACGTTGCTGTTGATGCACTATCACTGGTAGATGTAGATTCACTATCACCTCCGGTTCCAACGCCAACGCCAACGCCAGTACCGCCAGGGATCTCGTTTGCTAAAAGCGCCCGTAAAATATCTTCTAACCAATCTGGCATACCGTTATCCTCGTCATCGTCATTAGGTTCATCATCGCTAGGATCTTCAGGAATCCTTTGTTCATCTTCTTCAGAAGGCTCTCCATTATCAATCTCACCAGAATCCGGTAAGTCACCTGAGTTAGCCTCTGGCTCTTCGTTACCAGTAGGCTCTTTGTTGCCGGGAGGTTCTTCATCGTCGGCGGTAGGCTCTTCATCTTCTGAAAGCTCTTCATCTTCTGAAAGCTCTTCATCTTCTGAAAGCTCTTCATCTTCTGAAAGCTCTTCATTGCCAGCAGGCTCTTCATTAGCCTCTTCAGCCTCTTCAGCCTCTTCAGCCTCTTCAGCCTCTTCAGAAGGCTCTCCATTATCAATCTCACTAGAATCCGGCAAGTCACCTGATTTATCTTCAGCTTCAGCTTCTGGGTCGTACCACGGGTTGCGTACCCTGCTGGTCCTACCCAAGATGTCGATGGTAATGTATTCGTCGGTTGTGTTGTTCGGATCTCCAAATCGAGGAGGCTCTGGTGTTGGTTCATCTTCTGGTGGAGAGCCGTTATCAATCTCCCCGGCTGGGGGTAAGCCACCGTCCCCACGGGGCGGTTGCCCCCCAGGATTCTCCTCGTTGTAATCATCTTCACTTATACCGAAAAGATCCAAAACCTCGTTAATCAGCGCACTATTCTGCTGCGCCTCTGATAAATTTTCCCCAAAAATTGCGCCCAAAATTGCAGTAGTAGAAAGGCTCAATTCTCCAAGCTGAAAATCCTTGAGCAGCTTACGCAAAGCATCATCGTTAGCCAGATCACTTGCGATAATTCTTCCGCTTTCAGGAAAAGTTCCTGGCGGAAAGGGGGGGTCCACTAAAGGTGTCGTTGCTTTTGCGGCGTCAACGAACTCGAATGCTTCTCGCGCGGAATTTCTTAACGTGTCAGGGTTAAGGGTAAGCCCTTGCAATCCCTCGAAAGCACTCTCAAATAATCCCTGTACCATCGGATCAGTAAAGTCTAACCCTGCGCTTTCCCATGCTGCTCTAAGCGCATCTCTATTAACAGGGATGTTAGCAGGGATGTTGGGTAGAGATATGTTTGGATTGATCGGCATCAGATCACCACGTACTCGCCAGAAACATCCAAGTAAACAACTCGCAAGATATCGTACTGGCTACCAATTGTTTTGCTCGCGCTGCCATCAATTGTTTCTGCGCCCACGGTATTTACAACCACTGCACCGCTGCCCATCCTTTTAACTATCACTTGCTGCCCGTCCTTTGCTGATTGGTGAAGGCTCACTGTCACACTACTGCTCGAATCAACTTCTACTATTTCCAGCGCAGCCGCACCCGTTGTTGTATACGCAGCCGTCTGCCGAGAATAAAAAGGCTTGATGATGTCGAACATATCAATGACAACTTGTCTGAGCGGTTCCGCTTCAGGGTTGACCTTGATCGCTTTTGGATCTCTTAATATCCTGGTTGTCATTTACCAGCCTTTCTAAAAATATTTAGCTAAAAATACGGAAGCCAAGATAAACGGATAGACCCCCCAGACACTCATTTCCATGCGATCCATACGCTGTGATCCACGCTCTAACCTTTCCTCAATTGCTTTAAATCGGAGCGTACATTCTTTTTCATGCACTCCCAGTTTGGTAACTTCCTCATTGTTTACTGCCATACCAACGCCCTGCTACTTTTTACTATTCCAAAGCTCAAATAGAACTTTTAGTTTCTCTTTGATTGTTTCAATGTCTGCATGCATCTTGGCTAACACAATCACCAGGGTGATGAATCCAAACATCAATGGGTATAAAGTCTCCAGCCCATCTAAAGCCTCCATTCACTACTCTCGTCCTATTCCGGGCCAAGGGCCATTACCAAGGTACGCCTTCGGCTTGTGTTGCTGCACGATCAATTTGACCCTGCACTCTCGCTGTACGATTAGCCTCAATACGCGCTTTGGCTTTCGCCGCAGTTTCGTCGCCTTCAATTAAGCTAGTGTAAATCCAACCAAGTACATCGCTCTCAGTCAGATCAGCGTATGGGATAAAGTCTGCCGCCGAAGCATCATAGGTGCAGAGCAGCTTGCCGCCTTCAACTGCTGTATACACAGGATCTCCATCGGAAGCCGCATTGCAACTCCAGTACGCTTTAACAACGCCACCGTCTGCGTCAACGCGTGTCATGCTGGTCACTGACCAAGTATTTGTAATTGCCATTTGTTTCTCCTATGCTGCTTCTGCGGCAGTAACAGCGGCATTGATAGTGGACATATCTTCATCGCCCCAATCATCCAGTGCTACACCTGCTGAACAATATCCTGCACTACGCATGACACGCTCTTTAATTTCTTCGTCTGTCTTTTCAGAGCAGAAATCATTGTCTGAATCTAGGGCGTTTGTAATGACGCTCACACTGCCAAGCATGGCGTTATACATCTGCGCTTTTTCTTCTGCTGTTCGGTCTGCCATGATTATTATCCTTCTAAGGTTGTGATTCGTGCGGTAAGTTCTTGTATTGCTTTTACCAAGATTGGTATTAGTGCGGCCTCTGCTATTTCCTGTGAGCCATCAGCTCTATCATCCCAAAGTCTAAAGCCATCTTTAATACTACTGTCAGCATCTATAGCCGCTTTAACTTCTTGGGCTATAAAACCGTGGTTGGTGTCAGCGTTTTTAAAGACTTCGGTTGAGTCAGCTTCATAGGCATTAAAGGCTTCAGGAAGTTCGCCAAGGGTTTTGTACTTAAAGGTACGAGGCTGTAGAGCGTTGATGAACGACAGACCAGCTGTAGAGTCTACAATGTCTTTCTTGTAGCGTTGGTCTGATACTGTTGCCCACGTTATGTTGCCGTGTAAGGCTCTGATTTCACTTCCGTTTAATCCAAGAGTTGTATAACCAGCCTCACCCGAAACATTGTATCCAATAACAGTCGCAGAGTCGGAATCAGTAGCAGTGGTATCTGCGTAGCTGCCAATAAGTATATTTTGGGAGCCAGTTACAAGATTTACACCGTGGCGCCCTGATACATAACCCATTATAATGTTGTTATCGCCTGATGTTATTTCTCCCCCAGCAAGACCCCCAATACAAATGTTTGTACCTCCCCCGACTATTTTTTGACCTGATCCAGAGCCAAGACAAGTATTGTAAGCACCTGTAACAAGAGTCCCAGCGTTAGCACCAAGCGCTGTATTGTGGTCACCAGCGTTAGCACTTAAAGCTGCATAGCCTACTGCTGTATTAAGCTCTCCATCATCAGTACCATCACCTGCTAAAGCACCCACAAATGTGCCGCGTGTGCCTGTGGTTACTGCGTTACCTGCATCATAGCCAACTGCTGTGTTAAGCATATTAACGGCTGTAGGGTTACTACTACCGTCTACAGGGTTTTGAGCAAACAACGCTCCATTACCGACTGCTACAGACAAACTACCTAATATATTTGTACTTAAACTGTTATAACCTACCGCAACATTGGAATCTGCATCAGTTATTGCATCACCCGTTTTACCACCTATGAGGGTGTTGTTAATGCCTGTGGTTACTCCGTAACCTGCGTTAAACCCTACTGCTATGTTGTAAGTATCCGTTGCTGAAGTAAAGTTCTGTGTGTATAAAGACCTTCTTCCGATAGCAATTGAACGACTCCCTAAAGTATCAGTTTGTAGAGCGTCTTGACCAACTACGGTATTATAATCAGCGCCGTCTTGCCGTGTGGTACCAGAAAAACCTCCTCCAGTAAGAGAGTCACCCGCTTTACCACCTATAAGGGTGTTTTGAACGCCTGTGGTTGCTGACTGACCCGCAGCATACCCAACGGCAGTATTAAAAGCATCTGTGGCACTTGTGAAGTTTTGAGTAACTAAGGCTTCTCTACCAACAGCAACTGACTTAGCGCCAAGGGTATCTGTTGTAAGTGCGCCATGTCCGACTGCTGTATTGCCATCAGAATCTAGTAAGTGATCACCTGCAAGACCACCAATGAGGACATTCTGAATGCCTGTGGTTATCGCGGTTCCTGCATTGTATCCAACTGCTACATTGTAAGCATCTGCTCCAGCATTTTGAGTAGCTAAAGCAGACGCTCCAATTGCCACGCTGTTAGCATGGGTATCTTCTGTTTTAAGAGCCTCCCATCCGACAGCTACATTAGAATCTCCTGTAGTAATTGCCGTACCTGCGTTTTTACCAATTAAAACATTACGAATACCACCGCTTGCAATGCTATTACCTGCGTTTTCACCAAAGCGGACGTTATCTGTTCCTAGCGTTGGGGTGGATAGAGAGCCGTCTGATGCAATTGCAAATCTTTCAACCGTTGAATTTAAGCTGGTGCCAGATGATCCTCCGGCTGACGTATGAAAACTTAGTCCTGCGCTGCCCGTACCCGTTCCAATACCGGATTTGATCGTTAACGTTCCACCATTATCATTCGTATATCCGGCAACGGAATTAGCACCACGTAAGGTCGCATCTGGATCGGACGACCCTTCCTTCCCGACAATCACGTTGCCGTCTTTATCAATACGCATTCGTTCTGTTGGGTTTGCTGTTGATGCACCAGTTTTAAAGACAATACCTGAGCCAGTCGCGCCCGTGTTGTTGCCACCTGATAACTCAATCGTACCGCCTTTGTTGTCAGCTCCACCGTACATTGTTAGAGTGCCAGTGGAAGTAGCAGTATTTACGTTTGTTGTTCTAACTTCACCGCCTGCTGTTATGTGGCTATTAAACGTAGCCGCACCTGCATTTATACCATCTAAAGTAAGAGCGGTGATTATGTTATCGTTATCGTTTACTTCAAATTTTATGTCTTTATCTGAAATAGAGCTTTGAATATATAAATTGCTGGATGATGTATAAATATCTCCAAATTGTGTACCACCAGATTTGAGTTTAACCTCCGCACCACCAGCATCAAGGATGATGTCTCCTGCTACGTCTACTGTTAAATCACCAGAGCTGACATCAATCTCTTGACCATCAATAGTAATGTTATCTACCACTACACCTGCGTTGGCTGTTACTACTCCTGTTACGCCAAGAGTGCTTGCCATGTCCACAGCACCATCAATGTCTACAACGTCTAGGTTTGTTGTGCCGTCTACGTCTAAGTCTGTGCCAACGT